CAAAGCCCGGGTAAATGGAGCAGAGCAAGTAGTTGGTAATAAAACCAATGTGCAAGTAGTGAAAAACAGAATGGGGCCTCCTAATAGAAAAATTGATTATGAAATTTATTATGACAGTGGAATTGACAACTACGGAGGTTGGTTAGGTGTCATGAAAGATTTTAAATTGGTTTCACAATCAGGAGCTTGGTACTCGTTAGATGACACTGATCTTGATACAGGAGAAGTATTTGAAACAATCAAGTTTCAAAGCAAAGACTTCGTTGAAAAGGTTATTAATAACCCGGAGATGAAAGAACGGTTATATAAAAGAATTTGTGATGCATACATTTTCAAATATCGTGCCGGTGTAGACGGTGGTATTGATGATGTCGTTATTACAGATGAATTGGTTGATGAAGAAGGATAATGAATAAGTATCAGAAATTATACAACGAGTTACAACAAGAAAGGTTACAGAGTCCGTCAAATCCTAATGATCATATTATGGTGTTTGATGGACTCAACACCTTTATCCGATGTTTCGGTGCGACCCCGGCATACAATGAAGATGGAGATCACATCGGAGGAATAACTGGATTTTTATATTCAGTAGGCAAAGTAGTCAGAGACTTTAAACCATCACGCTGTGTTATTGTGTTTGACGGTCGAGGTGGCTCGGCTCGTAGACGCGGAATATACAAAGACTACAAAGCAAATCGTGTTAATAAAACAAAACTAAGAAGATTCGATCATCATGATTCTAGCATAGAAGACGAACAAGAATCAATGCGACATCAGTTTAGCAGATTGGTTTCATATCTAGACAATTTACCAGTAACATTCTTAGCACTAGACGGAATTGAAGCAGATGACACTATTGCATACATTGCACAAATGTACAAGGAGTCTTGCAATAAAATTACTGTGGTATCTACGGATCGAGACTTTTATCAGCTCGTAGATGATCGCATACAAATTTGGTCTCCAATCAAAAAGAAAATGTATGACACTGAAGCAGTAATGCAGGAATTTGGAGTTCATCCCGCAAACATGGTAATATACAGATCATTTACTGGAGATAAATCAGACAACATACCTGGAGTTAAAGGCATAGGTTCAAAAACCATACTAAAATTAATTCCAGAACTAAGTGCACCTGCAGAATTTGGTTTAGAAGAACTATTTGATAAAAGCAAACAATTGGTTGCTGATTCTAAATCATATCAAAAAATACTAGATAATAGTTTGATATTAGAACAAAATTATCAATTAATGAACATTAAACTATTAGACATACCAGCAAACACTGCTAGCAAAATACGAGGCATTATGGATCAGCCTGTTAGTAGATTGAACCGAACCGAGTTTCAACGACTGTTTTATGAAGATAAAATGTGGGCTATCATGAAGAACTTGCCGGAGTGGTTGAATAAAACATGGTTATCTTTGGATGCGTTCGCAAGAGAAACACAAAAATAAATTTGGTTTTAGCATCATTATTTAATATAATGTATATATGACAGATAAGTTATCAGAATATGGTTATGGCTTTCAAGTTAAAGTTATAGCCGCAATGTTTACCGATAGACTATTTTTACAACAAATTGCAGATATAATACAATCAGACTATTTTGAATCTGATGCAAATAGTTGGGTACTAGATATAGTATTGCGACATTTCAGAGAATATAAATCTCCACCTACAAAAGATGTATTAAAAGTAAAAGTAACAGAAATAGAAAATGACATTCTCAAGACAGCTGTGCTTGAGCAACTCAAAGAAATATTTCGATACATGGAATCTGCAGATTTATCTTTTGTTAAAGATGAAATTTTAAAATTCTGCAAAAATCAAGAAATAAAACGAGCAATCATGGATTCGGTTAGTTTACTTAAAATGGGTAACTATGATGAAATTAAAACTAAGATTGACGGTGCCATGAAAGCCGGGTCTGATACTAACATAGGATTAGAATATAAAAAGGATGTATCTCTTAGATATGCAGAAGCTGCTCGTAACACCATGACAACTGGATGGGATGTTATCGATGATTTAATGGATGGAGGATTAGCTCCAGGTGAATTAGGTGTAGTTATGGCTCCCGCCGGGATTGGTAAATCTTGGCTTCTTATTAATATCGGAGCTAATGCAATCCGTGCAGGTAAAACAGTTATACATTACACGCTAGAACTAAATGAAAACTATGTAGGACAGCGTTATGACTCGGTTTTAAC